TATTAAAATCAAAGTGTTCCATTGCCTCGGCATAGTCCATGCCTTGCTTCATAAGGCTCTCGATGATTGCGTCCGCATCATAGATAGCGCAGAGATCGCCGCCGAACGCACTACCCACACCCACCAGCTCATCGTCAAATCCATCGGCGAATAGCATCGTGTGTGCATCGTCACCGAACTGATCAAGGATATCTTCTCGTATGCTCATACGCTCTGCATCTGGTATGCGTGGTCAACCAGCTCTCTGAAGCATTTGGAATACTCTTCCTCGGCACTGCTGTAACAAAATATCTCGGTCCTAAACCCACCAGCCTCAAGCCATAGCTTCCATCTCCATCCATTATCATCCCACTCCTTCCTCACCTGCATCGCCAACTCATCCTTTGTTTTCATCGTCACCTCCCACCACTTCCTTGCACACCAGGCTTGCCGCATCCACCATCGTTATAATCTGGATCATATCTATGGCGTGTCCGTGAGTCGCGCGATCCCTCTCAATTACAAGCTTATTGCGTGCAATTGAAAGGATCTCGCGCGCCCACTTGAGGCGATCTTTAGCCTCGACTTGCATTACGAACCAGATCGCATCCGAAACTTACGAGGCGATTTGTTGCTCTTCCCAGCAGCAGAGAGTGCTATCGCAATCATCTGCTGGCGTGAGCGAGGCTTACCGCCTGCTCCACGCTCTTTGCCCTTCTTCTTGTTGTCCATCGCCAACTCGTGCATATTCTTTGATACGTCTTTACCTAGCATATTCTATTCTCCTTATATGTTGTAATAGGGATTAGGCACTGATGGTGCTTGTACCCCGAAGCTTGGGTTCTCACATCTACGACAGTCGCGCAGGTCAAAGTCAAGTATCTCGCCAGTATTAAGCATAATCGTGAATATCTTGTTATGATCCATCCCATAGTCTGTCACAAGGAATGCAAGACCCTCACCCTTGGGTGTCATCATCCATAGTTCTGGATTAAGCTGGATCATTTCCAAGCTGGTCCTGTAAACCAAGCTACCAACACCCAGCGTGTACCCCAGATAGGCGCACGCGCCCTATGCTCTAGGTAAGACGGAAACCAGCAGCCAGCCCCTTGCTCGCGAATGAACTTGGCGTTCTCGATGTCTGCCTTAACTTGCAATCCACCACCAAGGTATTCGGATGGCTCGGAAAGATTAACCACAGCAGTCAACTTGCGATCAGATCCAGTGTATGTATCAAAGTGCCACCAAAATTGCTGGAGTGGATTGTACTTTAGAATCTGCAATTGTTGTACACCACCAACATCAAACCTCCAGTGCTCTTCATTAATGCTTACTGTAATTTCCCGCATGATGTTGTAGATCCAGTTATTGTGTTGAGCGTAAGGAATCCAGCATGACGAGCAACTTCTGGCAAACGACCTGCGCGTAGTGCCGTCCTTCTTTAGAACAGTTGCACGCTTCATCCCGATCACTTCAGCATCCTGGCGCAACATCTCGCACTGCGTCTTTGTTAGGACGTATCGGTCAACTGCTGCGGTTAATACCTTCTGCTTAAACTCAGTCATAATTCCAATTCCTTTCTTATAAAATCAATCAGTTTGAAAATGATGTAACCCGCGCAGTATAGTGCAGACAAAAGCAACGAACTGTAAAGTATAAAAGAAGCAATTACCCAAACTATTGTGCCAAGATCAAGTAGGCAGAGCATAGTCGTTTTCCTTTAGTTTCCTTAACAGCGTTCTATTGTCGATCTGTACCCCGCTGGCTCTGCACCACCAGGAGACAACGCCAGTTTTGAAGTCACGCAGTAGCTTCTGCACTTCGTGCGAGTTCTTGTATTCAAGCGCATCGTTGAGTGGAACTCCTGTGTGATCCTTAACAATCTTCATACCCTTAACCATCCCTCGTTTACGCAACATTCGCAGGTCGCGGATAGCTTGGAGTGCAACCTCTCCAGCCAACTGCTGCACTCTGTCATCGTAGTCTCCGCGACATAACTGCGTGGATCTCACCTACCCAAACCTTTTAGTTTTGCTTCATCATACTGGATGCTTGTAGCAAGTTGTATCATATCATTCGACTGCCCAGCATAATGAATAATCATCGCATCCTTGTAGCGGTCCAAACCAAAATGCGACTCAACGCTGGTCATGCAGTTGAAGGACGGGTCAAGCTCGGTCAGCGGAATGTTCCACAGGTGCGCCATCACGTTGAGCCAGGTCTGCTCGGCAAAGTGATTTGGGTGCAGGCCAATGGGTGGCATTGATAGTATGCCAACTGCCTTGGTATGAACCACAAACACGCCAGTGTTGACGTAGAACTTAGGCTCAATCACTCCGCCAAATGCACCAGCAAGCTTGACCATATCTGGCTTGCGATCCAGATAAGCTCCCTCGTCAAAGGCACAGAACACACCAGCGTCTTCCGCTATGTTTGGGCAATCGGCTGCAATCAAAACATCAGCGTCAACAAATGTTACTTGGTCATAGTGTTTCGTAGCCATAATGTTTCCGATGGCAGACTTGGAGTATTGCGCTGGATGCGTGAGTGGCTTGTCGATTAAAATAAAATCAATGCTATGGCGTTTGCAGTACGCCTCCATCCTTGGCCTAGTCAGATCAATAATCTTCTTCCACTCCTCACCAAACGATTGTGTGACTAATGCTTGTTTCATTTCTTCTTCCTCCGCTTGGGTTTAATTTCTTTCCACACATCAAACTTTTCATCTAGTTCAATTGACCAAAGCATAAATGTTTTATATAGTCCGTATCCAATACCCGCACGCAAAATCGTGCGACTTATTGTGTCACCCAAGAAGTAGAACAATCTAGACAACGCTTGTTTCATTTGTCGTTGCAATCGTAGTCTTCCCAAGTGAACTTCCAGCAGGCTTCGACTGCCTCGTCTCTGGTTCTGTAAGTATCAAAGTGTGACCAATCATCTTCGTTACCTTCACCAGCTTCGTCAATGTAAACCGACCACTCTGGCTTGCCGTCTTCGTCAAACTCTTTTTTGATCCATCTCATAATCTTGTTACCTCTTTCTTTATTTGTGCTAACGTGAACAGGCATCGTACCAGCGCACGCTCAAGATGGTCAACACTTGTTTCACCGTTATTGTCTGGACAAGGCGATGACTTGTGCAATTGCATCTGCGCTGTGGCTAGGTGGCGAACAGCACGCGCAATATGGTAATCGTGAGTTGGCCTATCCTTCTCCAGCCAATCGCCGTAACCAGACTTGTCAGAGCCTTTGCCCATCACGCGCCACACTATCTCTTGCGCAGCGTTACCCATCTCCTGAATTGTTGGTGCAGTCATTTTGCAAGTCTCCTATAGAATTGGTCCAGTAATCCTTCTAGCCAAAGCACGTCTTGCGGGTCAATCATAACTTCATCCCAGGAGGCGTGTAGCCCTTGACCCAAGCCCACACTTTTAATAGTGCATTGAATCCAATTCCAGCTTGGTACAACTCATCCTCATCCCATACTTTTGTCATTAACTTGCTGGCATCATTTGATGCAAGCACAATAGATACGCACGCAGCTTTTGGATTCTCGCTTGCTGATCTGTAAGCCCATAATTGTGGACAGTCAGAATTTTCATAAAATGGAATTGTCTTTGGATTAACCTTACGATTCTTTAGGTCGATGATAGCGTCACCAACACCGCGTAACTTGACGTAGGCATCACACCTTCCCGCATAGCCTGCGCCGACAAGACCCTTTTCGCACCAATAGGTTTTTTCGACATTCTTTTCCGCCCACTCGCTGAATGTTTTGATGTATGGAGCAAGTATTTCATCGTTGGATACGGCTCTTCCCAAGAGGATGTTCTCCATTTCGGTGTGCATTTTCGTGCCGTGTTCAGCTGCCTTCGTTGTTGATTCTTTAGAGTCTTTAACCACTCTTCGAGCGTAGGTTTCGAGCGTTTCATCTGCCTCCTTCGGAAGTGTGAGCGAAGACATAATTGCCTGCTCAATCTTCCACGCCGTCAATTGCGGCTTGTCCATAATGCCAAGCACGCTGGTTACTGATGGGTACAATCCCATCTGGCGCGCATCGGCTACGGTTGTGTTTCTTTCTTTTCCGTTCTTGCCAATCACAACGTGGGCGGATTCACCCTCGGCTGTGTACCAATGTCCCGCCTGGTCAGTAGCGACCAGACGGGAATTAGTAGGCTCTTTAGCTGTGATTGTAAGAGCCATTTGATTTAGAATGGCACTTGGTTGCCGTCTGCGTCCACCTCAACCTTAGTGGCCGTGGACTTGCCAGCAGCGGTAGCAAACTCCTTGGATGCGCGGATCTTCTCCTGCAACCAATCGGGCATATCATTGAATTGACCAGCTTCACCCTGTTCGATCTCGTAATACAACTGATCGTTGGTGGTGGTAGCTGGTGCTTTCATACCCTTTGGTAGTTTGGATGCACCTGCGATGGCGCAATACTGCCGACCCTGCTGGCTGGTCTTGTGGATCAGCGTGAGCATAGCTGGCTTGCCCAATAGGTTCTTCAAGCTGAATGCCTGGAGTTCCTTGGATGTGAAGGTTTGTCCTCTCCACTGCTCAAGCAGTTTCCGCAAGCTTGCCTTCTCGCCAAGGCTGCGGGTCTGCTCGATACTAACGACCATAGGTTTTTGGACTGTGGTGCGTTTGCCATTCTCTTCGACTTCAAACTCATCGGTTTGATCGGGCAACTCAAAGGTCAAGCGGACTTTTGGTGTCCACTTCTCTTGGTTGTCCCAATTAGTCTTTTGGTGGCCTAGATCGACTAGGCTGTAAAGAACGCCAACAGTTGCACCAGCTTCTGGCAACTTGCGTTCCATCTTCTGCGATTCACTTATGGTTAGTGCCATTTTAGTATCTCCTTTATTTGTTTGGGTTTAGTTTTGGTTGTATGTATGGGGTAAGTTCGTCTTGATTGTGTACCCAAAATCCAGCACCGACCGTGGTTGACATAGGATTGCTGGGTACATATTCGATCTTCACATTGGCTGGCGCGATCTGTCGAGCTAATTCACAAACGCTGTCGGCGGTCATTATGACCAGCCATTCTTTACGCCCATTACGGCGGAAGAATACTGATGGGATTTTGCCTTTTGGACAATCACGCTTGGATTGCTCCATCCACTCTTCGGGTTTCAATGCTTGGCATCGCTTGCCTTCAATATGGAAGGGAAAATTCTCGCAGACCACATCACCGCTACCACCCTCTGGATTGCCTGCGAACTGCTGGCTACGGCGAGCCTTCTGCCAGCCCTGCTCCCGCAGGTAGTTTGCTAACTCGCGCTCACCCGCTGCGCCTTTAGCCCGACTATTGATTTTGCCCATTGGTTGGGTTTAGCTGTCAACCCATACCAGTGTCGATAAATTATTTAGTTACGCCAAGTCTTATTAGCTCTGCTAATATCATCATTAAATCGCCTAATCATTGCCATCATGGTCAGTTTCTCGACTATCTTTTTGTTCTTCTTGACCCAAGCCACAGCCTCATCAAAGGATTCTGCATCCTTCAGCCCTTCCTCAAACTTAGCCCAAGCTTCTTTCTCGTTCACAAGTTCTGGAATACACGCCAGTTCTGACCTGTCGAGGGGCAAGTGGTAAATGTGATCGACTTGCACTTGGCGATAGGAATCAACCAGAACAGGTCATCGGCCATAGCCCACATAGCCACATAATCCACCCCACTAATTGCGCGTTTGGGGGTATTAAAGCCATTGCCAGTGCTAGTGGAAAACCGATACCTAGTGCGACCAGACTCAACATTCTGCGCGGTCTTAACCTGGATGCGGAAGAACTTATTATCCTTCTCTGCCACCACATCGTAGCCAGCGTAGTCCTCGTAAGGCAGCAACACCGAATACCCACACCGCAGCAACGCGCCAGTAACGCGAGCTACCCCAACTGCTCCAACTTGGCGTGAGGATAATTTCATGCTTGACGGCATTCGGTTTGTCCTAGATACTTTTCACTATGAAAGCAATAACAATGATAACACTGACGGCGATGCTGATGGCATCGGTGATGGCGGAAGAAGAAATGAATGACTTTGTTGGCGGAGTTTATGATGGCGATGGAGTATGCGCAACTGCTGACAATGTTGCGGTAGGAACACAAGGCGCAATAATAAAGGCTGGTGATACATATTTCACGCCAAACGGAGTTTATGTAAAAGCTGGAGATAGTTATGTTTCAGCAAACCGAACAGTAGTTCGCGCTGGTGATTCATTTGTTGGATATAATACTTCGGAAGTAAAAGCTCGTAATGTATTTGTTGGTCAATCCGTAGGTATTGTTTCTGGAGCTACTATATTTAAGCAATCTTGGGCAAGCCGTTAACCTTGACCAAAAGTTGACAATCTATTCCTAATTCTAGCCTCTAGGCCAGGGATAAATTTCTTTCTGGCTGGGTTGCGTTCAGCCATATTGTACTCATCTTGCAATTGAGCATCGCTGGCAGCACGCATTAAGGCTCTTGGTTCAACCTGGTTGATCGCGGCTAATGTCTTAGGACCAAGCCCACCATCTACAGCCACCTTCTGCCCCAGTGTGTTCAATCCTTGCTGGATGTACTTCGTTGCACCGCCCAGCCCACGATTAAAAGCGAGATCCTGCGTGAATGGCTGGAGTGCTTGAGGGAGTTTTTCAACGAGTGGCGCGGTATATCCTTGGATATACTCTGCCGCTGCTTTCGCTCTTTCTTGCGCTGGGAGAGATGAAATGGCTTTGAATGCTTCTGGATGATATCGGTCATTGATTCCAGCTACCTCAAAGTTTCCACCCATATCTCCAGTTGGCAACTTGTAGACTGAAAGATTACCCTGCTTATCCTTGCGACCCTCCCACTCCACGGTTTGTAATGGTAGGGGAAGCGCGCCAGAAGGTTGCTGTGCTGGTGTTGCTGGTGGTTTAACATATTCGCTCATGGGTTCTATCCTCGCGGTCTGTTCTGGAGGTTGCTGTTGCGGTTTTGAGTAAGGCTCAAACTCCATGCGGATTGCGTTATTGCGATCCTGCTGGCTTAAACCAGTTTGGCGTGAAGCTGATCCAGAGATGTCAAATTTAGCCATTTACTCTCCTTGTTTCATCATAAGCTCTCGGCCTATTTCTTGACGCTTCTGCATCTCCTCTGGAGATAGCTCGCGCCTCATACTCTTTGTGAGTGACTTGCTTATCTTGTAGTCTCTGTACCTGTTGTTGGCTATGGCGGAAGCATTGTCAACGCCCATACCTCCAGCGCGCATTGCAGAGATGGCTTCCGACCTGGAAAGACCAAGCAACATGGCAGCGTGAAAATCCTTGTTTGCCTCATCGAACATAATCTTTCTGCGGTTCTCCATTTTGGCGAACTGTTCCCGCACCTTGGCTTCTGGAACATTGCCAACCGCGCCATAGGTTTCGGTAAATATTCTGCCCACATCGGCCATATCAGTATTAAACCTAGATGCCTTTGATTCTAGTGCCTTGGATACGTTGATGGATTGAGGACGGATACCGAACAGCGCAGTCAACTCTTCGGATGGCCTGTAGATACGTCCATATTTTGAAACTGTTGTGTCTGGTTCACCAGTTATGGCATATCTAATTCTGCGAAGCTGTGAAACTGTTGCTGGTTCGTTTTGCCTCAACAAATAACTAGCTCTATCAAGTGTTTGATCCAGCCTAGTATCTTGCGGATTTACAATCGTTCTTCCCTGCGGAGTTCTTCCAGACAGTGCCGAAACAATTGAATTTGCTAGAATGCTTGGACCAATATAAGACTCAAGAAAATCCAATATGGCGTTAGCAATTGATTCCTCTGGATCTTTTCCAGATGCAGCAGCAAGAGCTGGTCCTTTGAATACTTCGTAAGGATCTGTGTATGAAATGTCAACATAACCAACATCTTTACCATCTGATCCAGTTGGCATAAGCGTTGCGTTCTTTTGATATGGAGCAACAAAACGCCTTAAAGCCTGCATCTTCCTGTCGTTAAATCCAGTTGCCCACATTCCAAGCCTTGTTATTGCAACGGTTGCAGTTGTTGCCGCAAGCACCCCGATCAATCTATTGAATCCATACCTGCGCATCCCTGGGGTCTTCAAATCTTCAGCAGCATATCTAAGCGTATTTGGAATAATCCTTAACATTTCAGAAGGCCAAGATATAAAGTTCCCAAAGAATGGCTGAAGTCTCATTGCCTTAACAATCCTTGGAACGCGAGAATAAGTCGGTCTAGTATTCCTTACGCGCTCGGCTGCAATCACCTCTGCCTCCTGGCGAGACAACCCTCTTCCATCCATAAGTTGCTTCGTTTCGTTCTCCCAAGCCATCAACTTGAACAAATTATCACCAGCGCGATAGGTTTTGTTTAGTGCAGCAAGACCTTTCTTTGCGATATTGCCACCCTTACCAGCAAGTTCTTCAGCAAAGTCAACCGTAGATCCCTTATACTGCTGGGCATCTTTTAACATTTGAGTAAACTCATTCAAAACAGTGTTATCGTAAATTCCAAGTTGAGTTGCCCTAGTTAGGTAAGCTCGACCTTCCTTTGTGTCCATCTTTGGAACGCCAAATTCAGCTAAAACGGTTTTGATTGGACTCATATTTCCACCAAAAGACACATTCCCATTTGCAACCTCAATCAATACGTTTGAAATTGGATTCCTAAACTGCGCTTGAATGCTTCCGACTGTTTTACCCCACTTAACCCAAGCGTTTGCGGCAGCGTAGAGCTGATAAAATCCGCCCTGTTTGTATGTCATCTCAAAATTTTCAATGGCATCGACCAAATCCTTCTCGGCGTACAGCCCATTTAATGGCGAGCGAGTGTCAGATCCGTCAGCAGCAATCTGTGTGGCTGCATTGCCAGTTGGTCTTTCAAAGAATAGTTTGTTTGCAACGCCAAACTCTTTTAGTTTATTCAACTGCTCTTGAGATTGCAGCAGGTTAATCATTTTGCTGGCTGATCTTGCGTAGTTAATCACTGGGTCGGTGTACTCGCCCATCAAAAATCTGACTTGTTCTGGAATTTCCTGCCTTGCCTTTGTTATTCCAAGTTTCTTTCCAATTCCAGAGGCTTGAATCAATGACTCGAATGGCTTGTCCCTTCCTCCCTCGATATACTCCTTGATTTTGCCTTGCACCTCAGCCTCAGTTGTGGCTGGGTTCGCAGCCTTCATCTGTGTTCTTACAAAGTTTTCAGCTTCAGCGTATAGGGCTGGATTCCTCTGCCTTACAAGTTTTACATCGTACTTAGGATTATCAAACTTCTCATAAGAACGAGTTAAATACTCGCCCTTATTCATTCTGATAATGTCAGCCTTGCTCATTCCAGAAGGTCCAGGTTCTTGTGA